TTAAATCTAACCTACATTTTTGATGGCCCTTTTCCTACATTTTATCGTGGCCCTTTACATCTAGGAACAGGAAAATTAACTTCAGAATATACTAGACAATCAGCTTCTATTACTTTAGATGCTCCTAAATATGTTGGTATTCAAGTTTATTCACATCAATTTACAAGTGTATTCAATACTAAGGTTTCAATTAGAAATATTAGTATTGTAAATAAAGATAATGACAACAGATTTTATCCAAGTCCGCAAGACGACTTTGCAAACGCCTATCCTACGTATGCCGGAACCTACACCGATTATGAACCTAAGGACAGTGAAGATCCTAGTAAATACACATGGCAAAGAATTTTAGGTGAGTCAGGTCAAGATGGTAATGATGGTAAAGACGGTGCGAACGGACAAGATGCAAAAGAAGTAATCAGTGGGTATCTTTCAAATGATTCTATTATAGTACCTGCTAATGCATCTGGCACAGTAACTGACTTCACGAAAGCTCTTGGAGATTTTATTATCTACGAGGGACAAACTAAAGTTTCATCTGGCGTGACGTATTCGAAGGTTTCTGAAACTGGGATGACTAGCACAATCAATTCAGCAGGTCGTTATACAGTTACTGCTTTGTCGGCCGATGTTGGAACGGCAACATACCAAGCAGTGTACAAAGCTGTGACAATTCAAAAGATAATGATTGTCGTGAAGAACAAGCAAGGAGCCACAGGTCCAGCCGGATCAAACGGAACTGATGGTAAAGGAATCGTGTCTAGCGCTACTACGTATCAAGCTGGTACTTTTGGTACAACACCGCCTACAGGAACTTGGAGTATTTCAATACCTAGTGTTTCTGAGAACCAGTACCTTTGGACAAAAATTGTTCTTACGTACTCTGACAATACAAATTCAACTGCATATTCAGTTGGTAAGATGGGAGCAAAAGGGGAAACGGGTGCTACTGGATCGACAGGAGCAACGGGAGCAACAGGTAATGGGATTAAAAGTACAACTATCAACTTTGCTAGTTCAACTAGCGGAACAGCAGCACCTAGTAGTGGGTGGAGCACATCAATTCCTACGGTTGCTGCTGGAAGCTTCTTATGGACGAGGACGGTATTAACTTTCACAGATAATACAACAAACACTTCATATACTGTTGCCAAGCAAGGTGAAAAGGGCGATCCGACTGGTATCATTAGTCAATCGACAGTGCCAACTAATCCTTATGTTGGTATGCTTTGGCAAAATACTGGAGCAAGTGGCTATATTATCGGTGCGACCTATCAATGGAATGGCAGCAAGTTTAATCTATATATTTTTACAGCGGATAACATAGTAACTACTACTTTATCTGCAATCACTGCTAATCTAGGAAATGTCACAGCTGGGACACTCACAGGTACTACTATTATTTCTTCTTTCCAACGCGACTTATGGTCTGGTAGCGCACAAGCGAAGAAGGGGCAAATTCAGATCGAGAACGGATATATTGATTTGGATTATGATCTGATTCAAAAGTCTAACTCTACTGTACTTTCAAAGGGTGGTTATACCCTAGACGAAAACGGGTTAATCATTTTCACCAATGACGTCGAGGGTGGAATTTTAAAGAATACGCAGTATGCGGATGATGGGATTTATATGACCGATGTAAATCTCCGTCAATATGGAACTGGTAAATTATCCTTCCAAGATTTAGTTAAGAAGGATGCCACCGGTTGCTCTCCAGCAAGCGGATATAGTCAATACTCTACCAGTACGACATCGGCAAACTATCCTAGTGCTACGCGAATTGGTAGAATAGTAAATCTGTCAGGGGCATTTACGAACAATGGTAGTGTTACCTCAAGCGCAACAGAAATCATCATGGGCTATGTACCGGAATTTGCTAGACCAGCAACAGATCAACGGTTTGTTGTTCAAGGATCGAGCATGAACAGATTTTTATTAGTGATCACAGCAGCCGGAGAAATCATGCACGCTCGATATGGTACGAGTGGATACGAAACAATCCCTGCTGGCGCATGGCTTAATATCTCATGCGTATATGCTGCAGCTGATATGTAAGGAGTGGTTTGATGGACAAATTTAAAGAGCTGTACATCGAGGTGGTTATTCATAATGGCGATCAGATGACAGAAGAAATGAAGTTGTTGAGAGAAACTATCTTGTCAGAAGAATTTGGTGACGATCCAGAACAGATGGACGCTTTTATCCAGTCGATTGTAGAGGAAAACAGACCGAAAGAACTCACTGAATTAGAACTGTTAAAACAAGAGAACAAACAACTGCAAGAAGAATCAGAAATGATTCAAGCTGCATTTATGGAACTATCCGATTATATATTCTCAAAGTAAAGGAGGGATGATCCATGGAATTTTCAGCGTTAAAGATGCTGTATGCAACTCACGTGATTGAAGGCAAACGCACGATCGAGAGCGTTCCGGAGATTTTGCGTGAAGATGTTGCAAAAATTGTTGGCGAAGCAAAAAAGCCAGAAGGAACCAAAGAATAGGATATCTAGCAGCAGGAGCAATCGGCTTAATGGTCGGTTGCTTTTATTTTAGGAAAGTAGGTGGCATATGTTAAACGTAGGGGAGCTAGCAACTTGGGCGGGTTGGATCATGACGATTGTCGGGATGCTGGCATTTGTAATCAAACCAGTCATGTCCAATTTCACAAAAATTGCAGATAATCTAACCAAACTAGCTCATAATCTTGATTTATTAACCAGAGATTTAGAAGCAAGTAAATCTGATCGTGTTGCAATTCATGATGAATTAAAGAGACATGACGAGCGCTTGGATAAGCATAACGATCGATTGATTGAGCATGGAGAACAATTAAAGTCTTTATGGAAAGAAAGAGGGAAGTAATATGAAAATGACAAACAAGCAATATGATTTAGTAAAAAAATTTTTAACCGTTGGGGTGCCAGGTATCACGGCATTTATCGTAACTCTAGGCGGTTTATATGGATTTTCAACAGAAATCATTGTTGGAACGATCACGGCTGCTGCAACTTTAGCTGGTGTGTTCTTGAATATCGCTAGCAGCCAGTATCAAGATGAACAAAAACCAGATTACGGTGATGGCCAAGAATTCACAGAAAAGAAGGAGTAGCTAATCGGCTGCTCTTTTTATATACCAAAAATTTGGAGGGATAACTATGAGAAACAAAGCAAAATTTATCGAGGATTTTGAAAAAGTGGCAAAACCGGAAATTATCGAATCTGTAGATCCAGTACAAGATGCAGCACACACGATGAACCAACTAGGTGAGACCGAATATCATTTGACTGGTAATTTTACAAAAGATGGCCAAGATAAGACATTTAAATTTGAAGTCCAAAAACGTGAAAAAACGGACGATCCAACCGAAGAAATCGACGACTATTTCTACATCGGAAAGGGGGAGTAAAAATGGTTAAATATAATAATTCAACCTCGCATAGAGGGCATAATGCGATTGTCCCCGGGGCGAGTGGTTGCGGATTGAAAGAACATGAAGTTGCACAAAAGATCCATGACAAATTCCGTGCAGCTACTAAGGCTGTAGATGCTACAGATGATGTCGGTAAAACCGCAAATGACAATCTATACAACATCGTTCGTAAGATGAATGCTGTTGGTAAGTCATTCCATGTCAGTCACCATTTGAATGCCTTTAACGGTGCTGCGAATGGTTTTGAAGTATGGTATTATGCAGGAAATGCTCAAGCCAAAAAACTAGCTGAAGAAATCTGTGCAGCTGTATGTAAAGTGACGGGTTGGGTAAATCGTGGAGCAAAAGCTACAACATCATTGTACGTGATCCGTGCATCAACTGGATCGGCCATCTTAATCGAGTGGGGATTTGTAGATAATCAAAAAGACATGGACATCTTGGCTAAAAATATGGATGCTGCCGTCAATGCTTTGTTAGAAGTAATGGGCTATACAACTGCTACGTCTAGTAGCAAAGAAGAGTATTATACTAAAACAGGTTTGTATGAAACTCTAACTGACATAAAAGTATATGTTGACAAAGACTTTAAAGCTTTATCAACTTGGAATATCGGTAAAAAAGGTTCAATGCTTTGGGTAGATGAAGTGGCAAAAGCCGGTTCCGTACCACGAGGCGTTTTACTGATTGGGAACAAGAAACGATATGTTACATTGAACAAAAAGTACATTAAAAAAATCTAGAAGAATAGCCCGCTTCGGCGGGCTTATACATAAAAATGTGATATAATTGGACTGATGATAAGGCATCCAATTGAGAGGTGATTAATTTGACTGTTAAACAATTTGTAGAATTGTTGGAAACATTAGATCAAGACAAAGATATCAAGATAGTAGCTGTTGGATTAGACAATAATGCAACTACCTTGATTCAAGACTTGGAAATTGCAAAGGTCAACGATTGTTACAAGATATTGGTGGATGGCTAATTAGGAAATAATGAAATGCCCTTTGTTTACTTGGTCAGTAAACATGTGGTTAGTAATATCATCTTCTTTTAAAAATGTCATTGATGATAATATATTTAAAGCGATTGAGTAGGAAATATACTCTTTATTATACAAATCTTCGGGAGAATTTATAATGGTGTCAAAACCCTTCTGTATTAACTTGTTGTTTACGTAGTCTGCTTCGTAAACCTGATTTATGGGGAACCTGTCAATTTCCTCCATGCATCGTTTGGCGATCAATAGATTTCCTCCTCCTATAAATTTAAATATAGCATTCCCAATTTTCTCGCAACTAGCTTTATCGGGGATGATGCCTTTATGCACGACATCGTTTCTTAGTTCAACTTCGGATCTTGACAAACCGATAGGTACTTTACCGTTTGAAAGACTTATAAATGAAGTTACATAAGCACCTTCCAGTCTTTCGGATCTATCTAGTTTAGTTAACATAGTTTTAACAATTTCTAAATCTTTTATTTCATTGTAACTATGTGCCGCTACAAACTCTTTCTTGTACGCCTCATAAGCAGAATACAGTGTATGGAAGCTTTCAAAATAGAATCCTTTCAAAAATGATTCAACACCCTGCTGAATTAAAAACTGGGATCTAGGTGATGCTGATATAAAAAAGAATTCGTGTCCTTCTGGACAAGAAATTGTTTTTCCGGAAAAAAAGCCTTCGTTTATTTCTACGTTAATATATGAAGGTTTATTTGTACATTTTGGACAACTGCAATTTATTCTCATTTTTTCTTTCTCCTCTCTTCCAGTGCTGTAACACTGATAAGAAGAGTATAATATTTTACACACACGAACAGAAAGAGAACGTAAAAAGCTCCTTACTCAATTAGAGCAGGGAGCCTTTGTTTATTTCCTTCAAAAGTTAATATACTTGCAGAAACTAAGTTTATCCTATAGATTAGTAGGTGCGTGCAATACTCTACGAGGAGTATTAGGCGGTAATGCTTGGGGAAGTGTGCCTAGTACTCTTCGATTTTTTTATTTTATCATTATTTCAATGTAATAGATATTATTGATTAGAAATTCGTCATAAATTGGTTGAGTTTGATTAATAATAGATGTATCGTAGTCTCATACCCAAAATGTTTATTTTTCGTTTACTCTTTCGAGATCCACTCTACGCAAGATAGGGTGGATTTTTTGTTGAAATAAAAACTATGTTCTTGTAGAATGGAATCATAGCCTTGACCGGGGCTATTTCATTTTATATCTTTTTTCAGGCCCACTCTCCTTGAGGGTGGGTTATTTTTGAGCAAATGGTTTGAAAGATTTGGAAATAGTTAATATTATGAAATCTCCTTATAAAAAACTTTTTCATCTATTTGTGCCACTCCTCCCCGGGAGTGGTTTTTTTGGTGAAATGCAAACTGACGTTTGGTATAATTAACTCATAATCCTCAATAGATTATATCTGCTATGGAAGTCTTGGAAAACGCTTGTTTTCGAGGCTTCCTTTTGGTTTAATGATAGTAATTAAATAAATAGAGAGGATGAATTAATTGGCTCTGAATAATACACAATACCCTTACTCAATTGGGGATTGGGTGGATAAGATGATAAAACAACCCGAGGAAGAGATTAAAGAAGATAGTCCCATTATGGAATATATCCAAACAATTAAAACTTTTCAAACTTCTTTACAGAGTATATTAAATTTTAGAATATCAAGTGAAAATAAGCCTTCTTTGGCAATGAGAAGGTACAAAATTCCAGAAGAATTAAGAGAGTTTTACTTCGTGTATGTTAGTAAAATTGAAGGAAAAGACCTTGTAAATATAAAAGGAGAACATGATCAAACTAAAATTGATCATTTTAAAAAAACGATAGAAATTAAAGGAAATAAGATATTTATTTCAGATACTACTACTAGGCTAATATATCAACAGTTTAGACAACATGAAGAGAAAATTGAAGGTGAAAGAACTCAAGATTTATATTTAACTTTATTGAGTCTCGCCTCTATCTTTGAAGTTTTGGTTAATAAGCTATTAGAGTATCATTTACTTTATGTGGAAAAAGGACCAGGTAGCTTAGGAGAAAAGCAAATTAAGTATTCTGAGATTTATAATCTTGAAAGTGTAGATATAAAAAAGAAATTTGCGGATTCATTCATTGAATCAATAATGTACAAATCATTTGATGATTGGATAGAAGAATTTTTTAAAATTTGTTGCGATAAAAAATACGATATTTCAAGAGACTCGTATATAATTCCTTTGAAGAAAAGTATTAGTGAAATGTATCAGAGGAGAAATATTATTATTCATAATAATGGAATTGTGAACCAGGTTTACAAAACTAAAGTTCCAGATACTCCCTACGAATTAGGGGAAAGAATAAAAATCACAGACGAATACTTAGAAGAACTTACTCTCAAAGTTAGCATAATGGGAAATTATATGATAACACAGCATATTAAAAATAAAAGAATGCTTAAAAATAGAGAACTGTACGATAGCCTGGAAACAATATGTTTAGAATTATTAAATAACGATAGATTCGCAGAAACCAGGTTAATCACAAATATTTTAAGAAAGAAAGTCGACTTTCAGGAAGACGATACTTGGTTAAGTGATATTGAAATAAAACGTAAAGCAGTTTCTGACTTTATTCATCGATATAATTATTGGCTCAGCTATTATCTGGAGGGATTAGAAAGTATCCCTCAGAGAGATATACAAAAATATATTAATAAAAATAAGGGTAAAGAATGGTTTAAGCAAGATGAACAAATCCAGTTAGGGATTTCGTCACTTACTGACTCCAGAAAAGAATTTGCAAGCAAAGCGATAAGGTATTGTAGAGAAATGGAGCAAGTAGGAAAAGTCAGTTTATTAAGAACATTAGAGTGGCCTATGTTTAGACTCATATCAGATGAAGAGAATTTTATTGATTATTCCAATGAAACAAAGTACAATGTACTTGTAAAGGAATCAGAGGGAGAGATTACTATGCTGAATAATAATAATAAAGAAATGGAAAAAAACCATCGAATAAAAACGCAAAAAAATAATCTTTTTTGAATTTTAGTTATGTTATGCGTAAAAAAGATCTTAACGAAAGTTAAGGTCTTTTTTCATTGCTTCAAATTCAATCATAATCCTCGTTTTACCAATCACCGTGTACTTCTTAACTACAAATTGTTTCCTACTATTATACTCACCAGCAACTACAATCTGCATTCCCTCATCAACATCGGCTAGAAAGCTCAGACTATGAGCAGCAATCAAGCAATTCTCATTATCCAAAGAAAACCGCACCAAAGGGGTCTTGCTCATCTTCAACACACGTATCTTCGATACATAGCCTTTCATCGTTTTCATAACAATCGCCTCCATAAGCTTGTACATAATAGCAACAATCCGTTTTACCTAAAGTGACAGCAACATAGAACTCGACACATTTTTCACCGTATAAAGCTTCCTGTGACTCAGAAATACTGTCCGGGAATTCATTTATAAACTCGGAATAGGATAAATAGCCTTGCTCGTATTGGCTGATGATATTCATCACACATCAAACCACTTTTTCTCAGAAAAGAAATCTATATTTCGAATTTCACCATATTCTATGAGGGTGGATCCGATGTAGATTCCCAGATCATTGTGACCAGACAGGAACCCGGTTATATCAGGCATAAATTTTCCCAACTGAGTATAATTTAGTTGCACAGCTAACTTTTTGTGTTTCATAAGCGCTTCTTGAAGAAACTTTCCTATTTCTTCTTCATCCATTTCTGGTTTAGGAGGGCATACATAAGCTAACTCTTTGTCGACTCTATCAATATCAGTTGTATGTTCAGACAAGAAGAATCCTATCCACTTTAATTTTTTACGATCCTCATAAGGTTTAATCATTCCCAT